TACTAACCAGTTACCAAATTTCTCAGCTCCTTTTACAACAAAAGGTAAGAGCTTATCACCTAATCGCAAAAACAAATTTGAAAGCTTAGGAAGCAACTTTATTACAAGAGGCTGTAATGCCCCTGCCATTCGAGTCATAAAATGTGTGAAAGGTATAAATAATGGAGCTAATGTAGACTGTAATACTTCTTGTGCTGGTGATAAAGATTGTCTAAATAATGTATAAAGGGCAAACACCTCATCCTTCACCCCTTGAAACACCTTCTTAAAAGGCCAAAGAATAGTTTTCAATATACCTTTACCAAACTTCTTAAATATTTTCATAACCCCGCCGATGATTTTGCCAAAGGTTTTTATTACAGATTTAACTAAACGTCCAGGTAAGCTGAGTATCATGTTAGTTGCTTTACCAATAGCATTCCCTATGCTTTTCATCACAGATTTAACTAAACGTCCAGGTAAACTGAGTATCTTTGTGGTAATGCTTTTAAAAATGGATTTAACTTTTGCCTTTACTCCTTTTATATCCGTAATGCCCTTTGAATCTCCTTTGTCTCCCGGCTTCTCTCTAAGATAGCCTATACTCAATGCCTCGATAACAGATTTGTCAATCTCAACCAGTTTCACAGGCATAATGACATTCAGCATGTTAGCTTTGGCTTCTTTAGAGTCAACAACTACTTCAGCCTCAGCTTCAGGCTTGTTAAAAATATTTTTCATTGTAGCTTTGATAGCTTCGCCTGCCTGCTTACCTCCTATTGCAAACGCATTACCAACTCCGCCGGCCATAGTTTCAACAGCACCAATTTCTTTTGTTCCCGCTCCTTTGATTTTTGCTTGTTGTTGAACTTGTTGCGGTGGAGGTAAAGGACTAACTCTAAAAGATGTAGGACTGGTTATAACAGCTTTGTTAACAAACCCCTCAAACAGTTTATCAAACTGAGATCGTATGCCTCCAAGAATACCTTTAGTTTCCTTTGTAGCATTGTCAGAAACCCGGATATCTAAGATGTGCTCATGAATTGAATCTACTTTATCTGACATCTACAGCACCCTTCCACTTCCCATAACACCCGGAGGAAGCAAACCGCCACCTTCTGATGCTTCTTTTCTAAGCTCATCAGCAACTTCATTTACGATACGAAACTCAGTTACTGTCATTAGATCAGTTTCGCTGATCGGTAAGTGAAGATACATTGAAGCAGCTACTTGCTGTTTCAAAATGGCCCGTTGCTCAGAGTCGTCTCCGCTAAGCAACGCTTGACGGAAAAAACTCATTTGTCAGAGGAAGTACTGAATGTACTTTCTGCTGACATCCGGGACATTTTGCTTCAATAGATAGGATGGGTCCTGTTTCATGTTCAGCAATTGCCTCTCTAATAGCCAAAGAGTCCTTGCCAATTAAATTACTACAAAAATCCATCTTACCAACAGCATCCATTGGCTTCCCATCTACATCAACAATAAACCTAGTCAATCTAAATATGTAAGAGGGGTCACCTTCCTCTGCCGACACATCAGGTATATTACTGATGTACGAATCGATTTCCTTCTCATCAGAACCGCGAAGGAATCGAACGGTAACTTTCTTCTTACACATAGGAAGTTCAACTTCAAATGGCTCCTTATCACCTTTTTCAGCTACTTTTAAACCTAACCCTTTTGGCAAAACAATGGAATGCTTGAATTTGCGTTCACATGCAGGACACTGAATCCGAAATGCATAATCGGAACCATAACTCACAGCCCTCAAATGCAACAGAAGATAAAACTTGTCAGTCATTAACAACTCATCTATCGGCAAACATTTAGAAACAATGCACTTTTCCAGCACACTGTCTGCAAGTTCCATCTGATCACCCTTACCAGCTAGGAGCTTTTCTTCCCTTACTGTTACTGGGCGAATTGTTACTTTACCATCAGGAAGAGCATCACCGTAAAACATTCCCATACTAGGTAACTGAACTTCAACCTGATACGGGTTTGTTGCGTCTTTGCTCTTTACGTCTTTTTTAGCTTCTTCACTCATAATATTTTGTCTCCTCTAAAGTGCTCTCCCAGCACTTATAAACTAACCTTCATACTGGAATGCTTTGTCAATCGTGATAACAACGGTTATCTTGTTGTTCTCATTAGCACCCATGTCACCACCTCCGGGATCCATTGAACTAGGCCAACAACCTTCAAGCTTCCAAGTACGCAAAAGCGTACCATTTGGTGCCATCATTGTTACTTCGCCACGTTGCTTGTAATCCTTTGCAAGACCAATAACACCTGTTGCGGCATCGTAAACCTGTTTTCTCCAAGTCACTAATGACTGCATTACAGGTTGGTCGGCGAAGTCCTTTACCACTAAGTCGAGATTCTCGAAGGATGCAATCCCTGCAACCTTTCTAACCTCATTACCATAGTTGACTTCGATGATCCCGTTCGACTCTTTCGGCAGTGGAAATGAATCCAATGCCAACTGAATCATTCCTGCCCCAGCGGAAATCCTAACTGTAAAGTTATTCTTTCTCTGTGGCTCGAAAGCACCACCTTCTCTTGCGATGTGATCAGCACTAACATATTTAGCCATTTTATAATCTCCTTATTTTAAAACTCTGAAAATTGAGCTTCGTTGTTAAGTATAACGAAATCTATCGTTACCATTTCTGCAGTCTTTGTAGGAACTAACAAGACTTTTCCTATTAAGGTATTTGTATTTCTAACCGCCACAGGATTTGTACTTTCATCACAAATTACCTGGAACTCATCAATACCCCTTCTAGACTGAATGTCAGACAGAAGTGGAGTAACAAGATTTCTAAAGTCAGCCCATGTATCCTCATCATTAGGCTCAAAGACCAAGTCGACAGTTGCTGTTGCAATTGCCTTTCTAAGGTAAAGCATCATCCTTCTTACATTAACTCTGTCAAGAGCTGAGCTAGACCTTTGTGTTGTTCTCTGCCCGAATACCATGATACCCCTTCCGGAGTATTTGATAATAGGATTAACAGAATTGCCACTAGAGTACATATAATCACGCTCGCCTTGTGTAGCAGAGTGCTCTATATCAAGTGCGTCAGACAAAAGACCTCTTTGTGGACCAGCCGGAGCAGCCCAAGGATCCTGAATGTAGTCTGTGTAAGCCATGACACCTGCGATGTGTCCCGAAGGTGGCACCCAAACATTCGCTTTAGAATAACCATCGTATACCTGTATCCAGGGGTAATAAGCTGCTGCATAAGAACTATTGATAGCTGCTGTAGGTTCGCCTGCACCACCACCTGTACCATTCAGCCAAGCAACTGCTTCCTGTACGGTCTTTCCATAAGGGATATCAATTAAAGCAATTGCATCCTTACGATCTTCGCAAAGTGTTATAGAAGCAGCAACAACAGAAGCAGTACTAATCCCAGGTACTGCTATAATGTTAACATCAATATCCTCAGGATTTGCAAAAATCTGAAGCCCTGTAGCAGGTACTGTCGGTGGCGTCCCAACACTGCCAATGTAATCAGCCGCTGAAACTCCTTCACCATCGTCGCCACCAGCTAATGCAACAGCTGTGCTAGATACTATGAGATCAGTCTGGCCTGCAGTCATTGCAACCGTGATTCTTGTGGATATACCATTGATCCTTGTTTCGATATAATTAACAGAAGCAGGAGTAGCAGTATCAATTATATCATAAGTTTCTGCTACAACGGAATTTTCAAGGACGCTTATCTTATAAGTGCCTACATCTGTACCAGTAGCAACAAGAATAGTAATGTTATTACCCCAAGTACCAGTGCTAACAGCTGTCGCTGTAAGCGCTGTAACAGTATCAGCAGCATTGTTAATAGTGCCTTCTGCGGAGTCATCATAATGAGCAACTCTAACAAACTTGAGCTGACGCCCTTTGCGTAAGTAGCGAATGCCAGCGTAGATGGCTAAGTGATCAGCGGAAGGCTCACCAAATGTTTGTATCAATGCGGATTCATCAGTTATTAATGTAACTTCATCAACAGCGCCTTTACTCGCTGTTCCTACAATACCAAAAACAGCTGACGCTAGACTTGGAATGTATAAAGAATCGTCTAATTCCCTTGTGTAAATTCCTGGCGAAACGATTATCATTTGCTTTCTCCTTATTTTACTATTACGTTATTTAACAAACGCGGTTCATTAACTTCTGTTAACACTTTAAAAGTAACATTATTACCAGCACACCATTTTTCAGCTGCCTTAAACTTTGCCTGATTTTTAGGATCAGAAACAAAGCAATCTGCTTTAACCTCAATAAGCTCTCGAGTCCCATCCTGATATTCAACAAATATGTCAGGCAAATAACGATGTACCGCTCCCTCAAACTCATACTTTATAGGATCAGGCCTGCATGAAAATGTCTTGACCTGGCTCATTTGCTCAAGCAATTCATAGGCGGAAAGTTCATAAGTGCTTCTATAAAACATATCCTCATTATTTTTTACTGAATGATAATATCCTTTGATACCAATCTTCCCTTCATTCATTAATTTTATTTGTCTAGCTGACATATCAGGAATAGCCCTTCTTACACCTTCTTTGCATTTTCTAAGATTTTCAGCAAGAACTTCTTCAGAAGCATTGTCTAAATACTCAAATGCTTTTTCTCTCAAGTGATCTTTTGTTTCCTGTGAATGCTTTTTACCCTTCCACGGAGTCGCAACATTTTCAGGATGCTCTCTTTTGGTCTTCTTATTCCCTTCTGAAATCTTTCTCACTCGTTCAGCTTCTGCTTCTGGGGATCTTTCAGCATGTCTGCGCTTTATTTCCTCAGACCGCTTACGTCTATTTTCCGGATCATCCCAATAATGTTGATTTCTACACTTCATTAAATTTAACTTCTGTTAAACTAAGATTCATTACATATCGTTGTGTTATACTACTAACCAAATGTTCTAAAACATTCCTTTAAAAACTCCTTTTATTATTATGTAACAACTGGTGGATCGTCATCATCAGGATCAACGTCATCAGTTGAAACTATTACTTGATCTAAAAGCACTGCAGGGATGTCTGTATCGTCGTATATGTCAGTTTCAACAGTGTATATGATCTGTGAACGTATTTCCTCTGGTACAATCCATCCATGAACTACAAAAGTAAATGTTCGACGCAAAACTCGTTTTTTAGCATCATTAGGATCTTGCCAAGGATATTCAGCGATACCTTTAAAAAGTGTCAGAACTATTCGTTCACCCATTGGAAGAGAATGCTGTACTGTTAAGTAGAACTCATCCGCTCTTAGCCAAAGAATCATTTGCGCTGTTATCTGGTCAAGTTCAATCAACGTCCTAGCCCATATATCGACCTGATAAGTGAAATTCCAAGGAGAGGGTCTTTCCATACCTATGTAACTGTTATCACTTGAGTCGTAGTAAAGCCTACTACGTCTGTTTTGTATGAACCTTGTTAAGTCAATATCGTGAGCTATCCTGCTAAGCGATGCGAGAGGCAAAGGAATCGTCTGAATGTCTGATTCAGGCTTGTTTAACTTACGAGCTATCTGTTTACGAATCTGCCCAAATGCTCTGTCAGGTGAAGCAAAAACACAAGGTAAATTGTAAGGCGTGTCATTCCTACTTTTATCTTGCGCTATCAGCGAAATACTGTGCACTTTGTCAACAAAAGCACGGTCGTAATTCTCATACATCTGAACGTAAGGTTTCGGAACTGCGTTAGCCATCAAGTAATCCTATTGCTAAATCAACATTAATTTTGCCTTCTACGAAAGCTTCTACAATATTTTGCTCGGAAATCATCGTTACTCTTAGTGTAGCCTCAAAGGTCTTCTGCCAACGCTCTGTGTCTCTAATCAACTTCTCCACCCAGCGTAAGTTTTTCCTGTCCTTCGAAAAATCCTCAACGACACTTTTGAAAGTCTGTATATGAACAAAACCGCCGAGCACTCCCTCTTCCAGCTTTAACATGCTAACTCGAGATAAAAGTACTGCTCCTTCTTGGCCTTTAGAGCAAGTCAAGTTCTTTGTTAATTTACTGAACCAAGCTTCGTATCTATTAACTAAGCTCATTTGTACACCTCTTTTAGTGCTTTGTTTATTTCCTCTTTTATTCCTGATAGAACAGGCCGGATGTGAGGCAGAGGAGGAATATCTTGATTACCATACTCAAGTAACTTGTGCAAATTCAAAGGCAAGTGCTTTTCTTCTAATGATTTTTTGTTTATCGCTAATGAAAATTCGCCTTTACCTTCATCTAAGATGTCTAAGCAATATAGATAGTTAGTGACAAGGGTTGTTTTGTCTGCTAAGAAGGGATAGCTTGCAATAACGCTAGGTGATGGTTGCCAACTGTTTAATTGACTTTGTAAGGCTTTGCCTATCTGCGCTTTAATTTTTTCGATAAGATTTTGGTATGCTTTTTGGAGAGCACTTTTGTCATCCTCTACTATTGACCCATCAATAGTAAGGTTCTCTGACTGAGCTTCAATCATGATACTTACTCTGTAATCGTACTTTATTTGTTTTGTACTTGTTGTTATATACGGGATGTTATACGGGAGAGATGGGAGTTGAAGAGATTGTTAGAACAACTTCCACCACGGCATTTTCACCTGTTCAACAGGCTTAGGAAGTCGCTTCCCTTTTTTAGGTTTTATGGGAGTCTTACCTAATACTTCAGCTAACTGCCTTTGAAGAGTAGCGTAGTCAATATTAGGAGATTGCTGTAGAAATCCTTTACCATCTTGAAGTGTGCCCATTACCCTCTCCAAGCGTCGACAGATGCCTCTCTCTGAAGCTCTGATGTAATGTGATAGTACAGAGGAATGTCTGTGTTTGCCCAATAAGCTGCTGGAACGATTGATGTGGTCACAAACTCTCTTTTATGATACCAGAACTTGTCCCCAATACGAGCAATAAGAGTGATGTCGTAATCATCAGGATCCTGAGTTGCAAGCCCTGCTTTTACTAAATCTGGTACTGCGATAAGTAACTCTACAACACGATCTTCTTCAATACCAAATCGTGTACCCGGCTGAGTGTAATCACTAGGAGTTACAAAGGACCTTACTTGTATAACATCTGACCAGCGTTTATCCGATTCAATGATTTCTCCGTGCACTTCATCAATCTCTTCAGGCGTAGTCAATAGATTTCTATAAGGAATGAATGGAAAGTGTAACTCAGTGTAGCCGCCTATCAAATCATATATGTTCTCCACCTCTTCAGGAGTAGGCATGTTTGTGTTCAGAGGCCAACCCTCTTCTGTGCCGTCAATGATTTCTTGGGCTTCTTTACAGATGTAGCATTGAAGAATAGAGTCATCTGCATATCCTTCATCATGTGGATCAGGAGATGGTTCGCAAGGATCAGACATTGTTACCCCCAGATAATAGGTGATGTTCTAAATTTAGCCATTTGCTCAAGCTGAACTTCGACCTCTGTTTTTTCAGCTGCACCTTCTTGGCGTAACGTCGCTGCGTCTGTACTTAACGTGCCCCCTGGAACTGGAATCGAGTTACCATACTTGCCCCTGATATTTGATAAAGTAATCTTCGCTTCGCCTAAAGCATACTTTTTAATCAACTTAGAGTAAGCAGGCTTCAGAGTAACAAAGTCCTCTAACACCATATCTCTTGCAACAACGTAAAAGATATCATACGGACCGCTTATGCAATCGAAGTACAAAGTATTAGTTGACTCATCTACGTACCAGTCTGGATCTGTCCCCCTGATCTGCTGGAACATCTTATAGTAGCTCCTAAGAGCATACCAATCCCCTAGTGGCATACGGGGGAACACCATTCTATACATTAACTCAAAGATTGTGATTTGAGAGCCAACTCGAGTCTCAGTAGGTCGCATCATCTGAACTTCAATGACGCCCCTATCACCGGGAAGCAAAGCTATCGATACTGAGTCTGTTCTGTCTGATTCTAAGCGAGGTTCAGGTTTGCAAAGATACTGGTTGAATGAATCTAAAGAATCGTCAATAGCATCATCTAATTGCTGAGGAGAGAGCTCCACTTTTATAAGACAAGCCCCAAGCTTCCGTAGAATATACTCTCTTAGGTCTTGACGAGACTTAAATATAGCACCCATTATTTACCTATGCATTCTCATCTTGTGCATGTTTAGCCCTTTAGCGGTTTCAAATGCTTTTCCACATCCTGGGAAATCACAAGCAAATTCAACCTCTTCGTCAGATGAAGCAGGTGCAGGTGGAGTAGCAGGCGGTGTTGGGGCGGTTGTTGTCACTTTTGTAGTCTCTTCTGCAGGCTCACTTATCAATGCCGCCTCTGTACCGCTTTGGCGGGAAGACACTGCCGGTGTATTCATATCACGCATTCCGTGATAATCCATAATATGTTCTTTTATTGATTGTATACTACCTGTGCGGAATTGCCCTTTGCAAAGCTTACAAGTGTATATACCATTAGAGAAGGAATATTCGTCAGTGTCTTGGATTACTGGAATATTCTTTTTAGGAGCAGGAGGTGGAGCTGTAACATCCACTTTTGCATTCTTGATATTCATTATTCCCTTAGCAGCCTTGCCTTCTTTAGCAGTCAGAGGAACCTGAGTCAGTTGCCTCTTACCTACTAGCCTAGCAAACCACTGCTTAGTACTGCCCTCACCTGTTCGGAACATTACCTGTCCACCACGCGAATCCGGTAGAAAGATTGGAAAATTGTTTAGATTTACGTATTTGTATTTCTTTGCCATGATTGTTACTCCCTTTTTATGTTTATGTCTCCTCGGATTGTTATACGTGGTTGGAGTACAAAAGAAAGGATTGTTATGAAATTAAGGTTGTTCACTAATGTCATCAACCAAACTAGCTATGTGCTTTAATGAAGTGCCATGAATTGTATTGATTGTGCGATATGAAGGATGACCCTCTCGTCCATCCTTTACCATTAGAATGCAACGGTATTTCTGCAAGTCATCTTGCTCTACTATACCATCTATCGCTTGTTCTACTGGGTCTTTCATAACTGTTCCCTTGTTTTATAGCCTGCATCAAAAGCTCTAGTCATTGCATCTTTAATGCCTGCAACAGATAGATCGTAAAAATCAACACTATCCCCGCCTCTAGT